GTCTTGAAATTGTTCTCAAAAAAATACAATTAAAGGTAGGGGGGATTTCCTCCCTAGCCTCAACCCACAGGATTTTTGTTTTTTCTTGCCTTTTATGTAGCAAATACAAGAATTTTGTTAGTTTCCAGAGTGAGTGTGCTACCCTAGCATCCATCCTCCCTGTGCTTTGCTAATAAAAGCAAATAATCAACATCAATTTTGCCTTTGTCAGCTTGCTTGTGATGTTCTTGGCAAAGACATACAAGATTGTAGTTGTCCAAGAGCAGTGATGCATCCTGTCTCACTTTGATGATGTGATGAACCTCAATGTCATCATATGTGATTTTGCCCTCATCTCTGCATACCTCACAAAGATGATTTGCTCTTTCTCTTATCTCCTCAGACTTCTGTGTCCATACATATTGACTTCTGAGTTTTCTTTCTTCTCTGTTCTTGTAGATGTCTTGTCCTGCATAACACTTGTGACTTGTGTCATGAATCTTTCCACACCTAGAACATGACTTGAACATATGCCCTCACTCCCTATATCTTGAGCCTCTGCCCAACATATATTTTGTTTTTATCTTTGATGCCATTCTTTTTCACAAGTGCATCCACAGTGGTGTTGTACATTAGAGCAATGCCACTGAGAGTCTCATCTTTCTTGACCACATGGATTTTTGCCACCTTTGACTGCTCACTCTGTTTTGGAGGAGCAGTCTCTTGTGGTTTAGGAGAATTTACATCTATGAAACCATTTTTATTGGCTTTCTTGATGACTGTTGGAAAATCAATATATGCAATATTCTCATCAATGTTTTGTCCTGCAATCCTGCCTCTGTCTGTGTACTGCCACATATCAAATGCAGAGAAAGAGACTGTTGGCTTTGCATTTGCACCTAGAACCCATTTAGCAACACATTTTGTATAATACTTTAATCTAGCAACATCAATCTTGGTATTAAACCATGAAAGACTTGCATAGACACCAACATATAAATTCTTTGACTCTAAATAGTTGCAGAACTCAATAATTGCATTGGTGACACCATTCTTGTCCTTGCCCTGCCATCTTTCATCCTCAACATCAATATAAATTGGCATTTCAAACTGCTTGCCTTTCAAACACTTCTCATAGAAATATTTTGCCTCTGCAAGCCCCTCTGCACTATTTCTGGCAGTCGAATAATAATAAGCACCAACAGGAAAGCCAATTGCCTTTGCCTGCTGATAAAAATTCTCGAAAGACTTGTCAATGTTCTTTGTTCTGATTGCTCCATTGCTTGAATATCCACCTCTGATGATTGCGAACTCATATCCTGCACCTTTAATCTGTGCAATAGTGAGTTTTGCTTGCCATTTGGAAATGTCAACACCTTTCATCATATTGATTCCCCCTATTTGCCTATAACATTCTTATATCCAGAGAATAGACCACAGGCAGACAATCCAAGAGCAATGCCAATCACTGCACTTTGGACTACATGATAACCAAACGCAAGATGATAAACAAAAAGTCCACTTGTCAAGCCAAGAGCAAGGTCAACAAGTGGAATCCATCTTTTTTCAACTCCAAATCCTTTGACAATCTCAGCAAGTCCAATGATAAGACCTACCTGTGCCACAGGTGTCATCAAGTATTCAATTAAATTTCCATCCATGACCAAAACCCTCCTTTTGAATCGTCAATTCTACAATTCAAACTATACATGGATTTTAGTCGCATTTTCTCGCATCTTTTATCCAAACCATTCTCTTGGAGTGTGATTTCTAAATGAGCAACCAATGTGAACCTGCCAAAATTGGCAGTTTTCACAAGTTGGATGACTCTGGCAATGTTCAAATAAAATTCTCATTGATTTTAAAATTTCAATGTCATGATGTAACTCTGTCATGCTCCTGCTCCTTATTCACTAACCAATAGCAATGTTCTGTGATGGTCAATCATAGATGTTCCAGAGTCAAACTCTGTGTCTGTTATAGTGAGCCAATTATCATCAACCTTGATTTTGACCTCTGCAACATCTGGATATAATGCCAATATCCCTTTCAACTCATTTACTGTCATTTTCTAACCTCTAATTCTTTAATCTTGACATTTTGCTCTGTCAATAATTTATAGAGCAATTCTGCCTGCTCTCCTAATTCCATTTTAAGAATTGAGTGTGAGCCATCTGCATTTGGTCTCCCAACACAAATCCCTGTCATGTCTTTGTCCTTTTCATCTTTGTCAAATGAAATATATAACAAATCTTGCATCAATTCTGCTCCTTGTATTCCTCTTTGAACCAATTCTTTTTCTCACACTTGAAACATTTCAAAAAGCCATCATTGTCTGCACAGAATAGCGGACAACAATCTGCATCTGGCTTGACTCCAAACACCTGCTCAAATTTCTCTGCATTAGTCATTCTCATTCCTCCTCTGAAAAATCTTTTTAAAACATAGGTTGTTCAAACCATTTTTTTAGTCGTTCTCTGCACTCAGAGCACAAATCAAGAGTCTTTGCGTGTCTGTCTGCTGATGTGAGTGAAGTTTTGATAATTCTATATTCTTGTTTTTTCTTTGGCACTTCATAAAGTTTGCCACATCTATCACATTTCTTTGCATTCCCCATCCTGCTCCTCCAACTCAACAAACTTGTTCAAGTACCAAATTGCCTTTTTTACATCCTCCAAAGGAGACTGATGTTTGTGGCAACATCTATAAATATATTTGAATGCATTGCAGATGCAGAATCCTTTGACATCCTCAAGACCAATTGCCTCCTGCATAACCTCAATGCACTCAAATTTGCCTGTCTCATAGTGAGATGGATGATTCACATTGTCCTGCTTTGGTGGCTTTACCTCTGGCATTGGTGGAACTGTGACTTTTTCGGATATATCATCTAATTTCATTTTTCCCTCCTATCCTCCAACTGTTCTTGTGCTAACTCAAAAGCAAGCATATACAACTCTAAAATGCCTGTTTCTTCTCTGCCAATTTTTGAAATGTATTCCCAACAATCTTGGTCAATCTCAGATAAAATGTCATAACCCTTTGAGCCTATACCATCTCTATCATTGAAATCCTCCATGATTTCATCAATCTTGTCCTCAATGGTCTCAAAGTCAAACTCTGGCTCAAAGCCATATTCCTCAAGTCTTTCTTTTAATTCTTTTCTTGCAAGGTCATCATCATAGCAATATATATCATGTTCTATGCAATCAATCTTTTCCTTGAAATAACCTGTGTTATGGACAAAATCAGTAAATCCCTCATATGTCATATTGTTGTAATTGGTTGCCACTAATGAACCCAAATCTCCAGATATGTGCAACCTGCAATAATCCTCCTCAAAGAGAAATCTGATTCTATAATTTGAACTATTTGGTTTTTTAAAATCTAAAATCTTAATTGTTCCATAGTCAGTGAAAGTTGCTATATGCTCCTTAAAATGTTCTTTTTGTTTTTCTAAATTTAAAATCATTTATTACTCCTAATTTCCTTTTGAATCTTGTCAAGAATCCTATAAATCTGAGACTCAGAATAATTGAGACATCTGGCAATTGCATATGGTCTTTTATTGTCAACATACCTCATGCAATAGATTAGATCTAGTTTGTCCTTGGATGCTCTCAACTCTTTTTCTTTTAGCTCGAGCAATTTTTCCCTGTCCTCTAAAAGTTGCCTTGCCTCTGCAAGTCTCTCATCAATCTGCTCTTTTTCCTTGGCAATCAAATATTCATCAAACCCATTGCCATATGTACCACCTTGAACTTGCACTTTGTCATATCTGATGGCATTTGGTTGAGTCTTTGTGAAAAGATTCTCTTTTTCTGTCAGAATCTCATTGTATTGAATTTGAATCTCAAGATATTTGCATTTATAGATTTCATAATCAATGTAAACTCCCCCCATGCAACTATTTCCCCCTTTTATTGTTGCTTATCAGTGCAAGAGCCACCAATGTGATGCATATTATTGCAGTGATTACCACTGATGTTGGCATTTTCACTCACCTCCTTGTCATAACAATCCTCACAGATCCAACCTCTGTCTTTGTCCAAGAAAACCATTGGAGCATTGTTGCAATTACATCTTGGACATATATCAATTGCAAATCTCATTTTTCATCCCCCAATCATTTTTGGTTTTGGCTTGCTCTCCTCAAACTGAGAGCACTCAATCTTGGCACTAAAAAATGGATGACTGATTTTAATGTCAATCTCATCATATTTGCCTCTAGCCTCACAAACATTTCTGTGGATGCATCTTTCACATGGTTTTTCTTTTGGTAACATAACTTTGCCCCCCTTTTTTAATTATTTGACTTTATATAGTTTGCGAATATCTATGGCACAATCATCACAAACATATATGTGATAGAATGTGCCATTGTCTCTGAGCATTGTCAGCTTGGTTGTGTGCCTGCTCATGCACCCCTCACATTGACAAAGTCCAAGCCAACCTTTCAAGAATCTAATCAACTGAGCCTCCTTTCTAGTTCAAAAATGCATCATTTATTATCTTTTTAATTGATTTTTCAATTTCATCATCTGATGGTGTTCCTGCTCTCAATACATCACAAAAGTCATCAACATCAATGAGACCTCTCAAAATCATCTGTCTGGCAATAGACAGTGACAATGACAACAAATCAAATCCTCTGCCATCCAAATGAATCTCAACATCACCACTGTCATGCATCTTTGCAAAAATCTGTGCAGATTGCTTGCTCTCATCCATTTTCATTCTCATTCCCCTTTTCATTTTTGATGGTTTCCTCTCTGATATGCTTTGCATATTCACTGAGAGTGTTATATTTCACTGCTTTGTCATAACAAAAATATCCCTCTTGGATCTTGTCCAATGGTTGCCCCCTCAACTCCTTTTTATCTAATTCATTCATGATATTTTCCTCAATAACCAAAATAATGGTCTCCAACTATATATGCAGGCTCACAATATGTGTTATAATTGCCTGCGGTAAAGAAAAGGATGTCCTCATCCAATCTTTGTCTATACAATTCCATTTTCACTGCCTCAAATGTTTCATCAGATGGCTCTGTGATTTTATCCATAGACCCATCCCAATAGGTTGTGAATTGATATTTCTGTGATATAACCCCCTCAATGGTATCTGGAAACCTTGATGATTCAACTCTATTGAGAATCACATCAGCAACAAGCCTCTTGCCCTTTAGGTCTTGATTGCCTGCCTCTGCCTCAACACAGAGTGCAAGGATTTCCAGAGAGTCACAGAACTCCTCATTTTCAAGGTCAATTTTTCCAACTGAAACCTCAACAACATCATTTTTTCTGACTGTCGGTTTTTGATATACCTCTCTGAGAGCCATATCGCCCCCATTTTCGCATTTTAATTGTTTAGGCATACTTTTTCCCACTGACATACTTTGAAAGCCTAGAACACCCATAAACGCAAGCACAGATAATGCCTCAATTTGTTTTTTCATCATCTCTTTCCCCTTTTTCATGATTCATGCAACCTGCATCCTCATATCCATGAACATATCCAACCTCATAGACTAAAAAGATAAATGCAACCACTATAAATCCTAAAAATATAAATTTAATCATGTTCTCCCTCTCATGCCCAATCCTCTCCATCACTAATCAAATATTGTTGTCTCAATTTCTGAGTCTCCAATTTAAGTGATGCAGGCAATTTTGCCTCCTGCAACTTTCTCACTGCTAAAATGTTATAAATCTTTTCAAAGTGTGCTCTGTCTGCAATCTCATTCTCACTCATGCAAAGAGTTGTGAATCCAATTCTCTCAACTGCCTGCCTTGTGAGTGGTGAAAGTGAGTCCAGAGCCTCACTTGCTCTCATTCTGCCAAATTTTCTGATGGCTCTTGTTGTCTCCTGCCATGCTTGACCCCAATCTGGCAATTCTCCAATTGTCACTGAGGTTGACATCTCTCTGATGTCTGCAATTGTTGGAGACCATTTATTCAAGGACACCCATTTTTGAATGCCTGCCTCTGCAACCTTGTATGGTATATCCTCAAGTTGCTTGTACCACAATTTTTTTGACTCAGTAGTCTGCAATAGTTTTTCTTTGGGATAATACTCTTGCAAAGCCAATGCAATGAGTGCAAATTCCTCTTTTGTCACATTCAATCACCTCCCAAGAAATCCTCAATGGACATCTGCCCTGCAAGTTGGTCATCTTCAACCTTGTCCCCAATGATTTCTCTATACACTGCAAGTTTTTCTCTTTGCTCTGGCTCATAGCAATCAATCTCCAAACAAAATTCATTGTTATATAGTTTGTCACCATGGATTGTTGGCAGGTTTCTAGGCAAATAGCTTTTGACCTCCAATTCAAGAACATCCTTTGGTGCTTTCCTTGGATCAATACACATGACTTTGATTGGATATTTAAAAAAATTATCAACCACTGTGACCACTTCACCCTCTGGAACAGGACAATTGAGTCCAGAGCCTCTTGAACAAGTTTCTTTCACCCATGGATGTTTTTCTCTTTCCTCAATTCTTGCATCACAAGGATAGAGTCTTGCTTTTTTTGAAATCCTAAAACCTTGAATCCATTTGCCACCACCATTTTCTCTGACAGTGATCTGCATTCCCTCAAGGCTCTCACTTGCTCCCATCACTAAATCTCTAACTGTCATTTTTCAACCTCTCAAAAATTCATCCCATTCATCATGTTTGCTCTGGACTGAATCCCTGTCATCATAATTGCCATCATAAATCTTTGCCATATTTGCATCTTTAATCATCCAATCAAATGTGGCAGACCAATTTCTATTATTTTTTCCTTTGAGGAATGATGATGCCTCTGCCTTTTCAAACACCAATTGGAAATCTGCAAGAGTATATGTTTTGAATCTTGCTCTAATAGCTTTCTTTCTACCCTCAGAAAGAGTGGTGATTTTGGGAAACGACACGCAAGTGTTGTTATACATATCCCTTATTGATAAATAAGGGATTCTATTCTCTTTAATATCTAAGATATTATTATTCTTATCATTATTAGCGGAAATATTTTCCGTACCTGCGGAAATTTTTTCCGTACCCCCTGCGGAAATTTTTTCCGTACCTGCGGAAATTTTTTCCGTACCCCCTGCGGAAATTTTTTCCTCTTTTTCTGGAATTAAAGCCTTGTATTCACAGTATTTAACTTTGTTGATTGTTTTATCTCTTTTCTCAAGCAATCCTTTTTCTACTAAAGCAGACAAAGTGTTTCTCACACTTCTATCTGTTGCATTTGTCCAATCAGCTAAATATTGTTGACTGCCTGTGAAATACTGTCCATCAGTTTGAGAGAAACCATAGATGATTGCATAGATCATCAGCTCATTTCCTTTCAAACCTAATTCATTCACCATCCAACCTTGGATTTGATAATAGTTTTCATTTTTGACTTTTCCCATTATTCACCCTCTCCTCTAATATCCTTTTTCTAGCAAACTATTGTATATTCTTGTGATTTGTTCCTCATTCTCTTGAACATAGCCAATCACATCTTTGATTTCTAATTGGTCAAATTCACAACCTAAAATATTCAATAGAGCAAGCAAACCTTTTTCCTCCAGAGTTAAATTGGAATCTGTGAGGACAAGAGCATTCATCAATGTCATCTCTCTTTTGTTTTGTTCTGTTATTTCTCGAACCATTTTTTTCTCCTTAATTAATTAAATGGCACATCCTCATCAATGCCATCTGGAATGTTCATGAATCCATCTGCATCTGTCTGAGGCTCTGGAGCAGGACTGCCATCTTTCTTTGAATCTGCAAAATCAAATCTCTCAACTATGCAGTCATTGGTGTAGTATTTGACACCATTCTTTTCAAATGAGCCTGTCTGCCATCTGCCCTCAACAAGAATCTTTTGTCCTTTTCTGAAATACTTCTCTGCAAACTCTGCTGATTTTCCAAAGGCAACACAATTGATGAAATCTGCACTCTGCTCTCCCTCTTTTTTGTATGCTCTATCAACTGCAAGAGAAAACTTGGCAACTGCCTTTGACTCTACTCCTGCTGAATATCTAATCTCTGGATCTCTTGTGAGCCTGCCTAATAAAATGACTTTATTCATCATCACCCTCCTCAACTCTTTTCACTTTTATTGAAAATTGATATGTTTGACCATCTTTTTCTGCATCAAATTTGTATTCATATTCATCAGCACCAAAAATATTCATTTTCTCGATTAATCCATTGATGCCCATTTTAATAGTTGGAGTTTTATCACTCATCTTTCAAAGTCTCCTTTTCTTTTGCCAAATCCTCTCTGATTTTGTTTGTATTCAAATATCCTTGTGCATCACACCATCCAAGCAATGTTGTTGGCATAAAATCAATTCTTTTGGCTTTGCAGTAATCCTTGAACATTTTCACAAGTTTTGTCCTCTCTGAAAGGCTTGTTGTTATTTCCCCCATGTTGTCTCCTTTCTAATAATCCTCATCAATGCACTCATCTAGTTCTGTGTAATATTCTCCGTCATAGCCTTTTGCCATGAGAATTTCATAACACTCCAAGCAGACAAATCTAAACACTATCCCATGACAATCCCTTGTGAATGTCATGTGCTCTCTTGGAAAAAATTTCTCACATCTCTGGCATAAACATTTATTATTTTCCATTTCAAAACCTCATTTCCGCTTGCAATATAACCGTAATATTATATTGCACCTATGCTCCAATGCCCTTGCCTAGTGTCTGCAAGGCTTTGAGTCTCTTTTTTTACTAAAAATACTTTTTGAAAAAATCCACCCTCATTTTTCATCATTTTCAAACCTCATACCCTCAAGTTTTTGCCTCTTTTGTGCATCACTTGTCCTTGTGTAAAGTCTTGTTGTGTCCAGACTGTTGTGTCCAAGGATGTCTGCAAGTTCTGTGATGTTGTTGGAATATGTGTTGAGGAATACCTGTGCAAATAAGTGTCTGAATGAATGAGCATGAACCTTGCTCTTTCTGACCCTTGCCTGTCCTGCAACTGCTTTCATCTGTCTCCAGATAGTAGATGGATTGACCATCTTTCCATCTACAAAGGCACTTGGAAAGAGGAATCCCTCCTTGATGCCCTGCTCCTTTGCATATTTTTTCAACTCTCTCATCAAGTCCTGTCTGACAATGATTGTTCTTTCCTTGCCCTTGTTGAATGCATCAATATAGTTGCTCTTTAGATTTTCAACCTTAAAAAATCGCAACTCTGAGATTCTGATTCCTGTCATGGCAAGGATTTTCATAATGTAATAGAGTTGATGTTTGCCTTGTCTCTTGGCAAATCTCAAAAGTCTCTTGTAGTCAGCTACACTCAAGACCTCCTCATTGCTCTGTTTGGACTGCATCTTTATCTTTTTGATAGTCAAATCTTTTAGATCTAGCCACTTGAGAAATTTGTTGATGGTAACAATCCAAACATTGATTGAATTGGTTGAGCCTGCAATCTCACCAAGATATGCCTTGTATTCAAGCATTGTTTCCTTGTTGAGAACTGCATCCTCTGGCAACCAATTGATGAATTTGAGAACATTTGCTTTGTACTGATTCAAAGTGCTTGGAGCATATTCTTGGAGTTTCTGTTCCAGAATCCACTCCTCAAGTTTGGAAATCAGTTCATCCTTTGTCATTTTGATTCCATGTTCCCACCCCCCAATATTAAATTTTTAATAACCCATAGAATTTATAGAAAAAATGATTAGAAATAGAGTTTAAGATTTTTTAATAGACCCCAATCTCTCATCAACTCTGTTCTCCCTAGCATTAATTTTTTCAATCAATACATAAACTTGTTTTGCATCTGCTATCCTCACAACTTTACCGCTTATGTCGTTGAGGACAGTTCCATCTTTCAAAACGTGTTTGACTGCCATATTACTCACCTTTTTTGGCAAATAACTCATCAAGTGGAATGTCTGTGCCTATTGCCTTTTTAATTGCAAATGCCTCATCCAAAGACAGATTTGTTTTTCCTGTTAGTTTCTGACTCATAGTGGCAGTTGTTCTGCCAAGTGCAAATGCAAGTTCCTTTCTTGTCATGCCAATCCTTGCCATCTCTGCATTTAAGTTTGGAAACATATTTTCCTCCTTTTCGATAATTTGATATTCTTTCAAGTTGTTTCGCAATATCGTTCACAACTTAATTTAAAGTATAATTGTATTTTCGATATAGTCAATTTATTTTTTGAATTTTCGTTCACTTGTGAAAATAAACAAAACTGTCTCAAGCCTTGAAAACATTGGTGTTGGAAATAATTACATTTCGTAAAAACGAAACATAATGTTGCATTATCGAAACACCGATAATATAATTATGTGCAGATGTTACAAAAAGGAGAGTTTTAATGACCATCGAGAACAAACTAAAAAGTATTATCCTTGAAAAATATGGCAGTATGAGAGAATTTTCTAAGCAAATAGGAATGTCTCAATCTACTTTTGCAACCATTATGAATAGAGGGATTCACAAAGCCTCAATCACTAATGTCATCAAAATATGCCAAGCACTTGAAATCAGTGCAGATGAACTTGCAAATGACAGGATTGTGCCAATCAATTTGGATGTGAAAAACACTGCTAGAAACACAGAACTTAATGATTTAATTGAACAATCTCATGAAAACATCAATAGTTTTAGATTCCTAACAATTGATGGAAAGCCACTGAGCAATGATGAAATTAAACTATTGTTTGATTGCTTGAATTTGACAATTGGACTCATTAAAAAGCACAGAGAAAAAGGAGTAGATGTGAAATGAGAGTTGCTCTATATGTTCGTGTATCAACTCAAGAGCAAGCAAGAGAGGGATATTCTATTGGTGAACAAATTGACCGATTGCAAAAATATGCAGATGCAATGGGATGGGTCATCTATAAAACATATACTGATGCAGGTTTCACAGGAGCGAACACAGACCGCCCTGCAATGAAAGAACTTATAAAAGATGTCAAGAATGGCAAGATAGAGAAAGTTGTGGTCTATAAATTAGACCGACTCTCTCGTTCTCAACTTGATACCTTGTATTTGATTGAAAAGGTGTTCCTTGCTAACAACACCGATTTTGTCAGCATGAATGAGAACTTTGACACATCCACTCCATTTGGTAGAGCCATGATTGGGATTCTGGCAGTGTTTGCCCAACTTGAGAGAGAACAAATCAAGGAAAGGATGACAATGGGCAAGGATGCAAGAGCCAAAGAGGGCAAATGGAAAGGTGGAAAATGCCCAATTGGATATAAATATGTTGATGGTGAATTGGTAGTTGATGAATTTACTGCAATGCAGGTCAAAGAATTGTTCAAAGTATTCAATGAGGGAATGCCCCTGCGAACTATTGAAAGAGTGTTCAATGAAAAAGGTTATAAAAACCAATATGGCAAGCGTTGGAGTCCAAGACAGATGAGGAGGACTCTGGACACTAAAATCTATATTGGTCTTATTAAACACAAAGACACATGGATTCAAGGCACTCATGAGCCAATAATTGATGAGGAGACTTTTGAACTAGCAGGAAAAATCCTGCATGAAAGACAAAGAGTTTTTGCAGAAAGTGGAGTCAAAGGTGGAATTGCAAATCAGTCAACCTATCTTGGAGGTTTGCTATTCTGCAAGCATTGTGGTGGCAGATATAGCAAATGCAGGACAGGACATTCACAATCTAAAATCTATGAAAACTATGGATGTTATTCAAGACACAAAAAGGTCAAAAATATGATTGTTGACCCAAATTGCAAAAACAAAACATATAGACTGCATGAACTTGACAACATCATCTTTGATGAAATCAAGAAACTAGCCATTGACCCATCATATATTTATGAGATTAAAAATCAACATGAAATCTCAGATGAAAATGCAAAAAAGGCTCAAATCATTAAAGAGCAGATTTTAGATCTGGAATCTCAAATTTCAAGATTCTTGGATTTATACGGAAAAGGCAGATTCACATTTGAGCAGTTGGACAAGCAAATCATCCCTCTGGAGGAGCAAAAGAACAAACTTAATGAGGAATTGAAATCTCTTGAGGATGATGATGACACTGAGAGCATGAGTGAGGATGAGGCAATTGAAATTATTGAATCATTTGATGAGGCTCTTGAAAGAGGCAACTTTGATGAAATCAGAGGAATCATCACATCACTAATCAATCATATAGACATAGACAATGATGACATCACAATCTATTGGAATTTCATGTGATGTAACAATCATTATATTTTTTTGAGTTTTGATGCCATATTAGGACAGTGGTTTTATCCATTGTCTCAATATGGTATCAATGATAAAAGCTTGATAAATCAATGTTTTTATCACATTATAACATTAGAGGTGAGTTTATATGAAAGACCCAATCATTGAAAAGCTATATAACACAATAAGAGAAATGCTAATTCATCAGCATGGAGATGAGTTTCTTGAACTGACTGAAAGAGAACAAGATTTATTGATTGGAACAACATTTGCTGAGTTTGTAGAACACCAAAAGAAAAACAGAATTGAATCATAAAGCAAAGAAAAAAGCCATCCCACATTCAAAATGGGATGGCTCTTTTTATAGGAAAAGGCTTTAAATAATGGTTTTCTAATGAAAATTATATCACAATTTCTTTTCTGATTGGAGTTTTTCAACCCTGTGTTTGATATAAGAATTGCCCCCAATCTTGAGATAGTGCTCATATTCCTCCCAAAATCTCTCCTGTTCTACATCAGAAAGCTTGTTGCCATGTTCAAAGTCTCCAAGGCATCTGACAAGATAATTCTTGCAGGATTCCATGTCCACTCTTTCAACATTTTTCTTTAGATCATCAATGCTTGTCTTGAAAGGTGCAAACTGCTCCTTGATTATTTTTTCAAGCCAAGTTTTGATGTTTTTATAAAAATACGCTATGCCACCAAAGAAACCTGCAAGAAATGTGATGGCATACGCTATTTCTTTAAGTGTCAAATTTTCCATAACTCTCCCCTCATTAACTGCTTGGCAATGTGCCTTTCACATGGAGACTGACTCTCATTGTGCCTGTCTGCCCATTTCTGACCATTGTGACACTTGTTTGAGTGTTGTCCAGAGCATTGGCAGTTGAAACCCATCCAACAGAGCCTCCTGCATAATCAAGAGTGGCATTGATGATTGCACCTGTGATGTTGAATGGATATGGGATTCTTGTGTTGCCATAGACAAGACCTGTGCTCATGTATGCATTCCATGTGATGTTGGAACTGTCAATCTCATAAGAGCCATCAAGAGTCACAATCCCACTCTTATATTTCTGATATGACCAAATTCCAGATGTGCCTTGCTCCACAATGAAATCATCAAGTGGCTTTCCATTAATCTCAAGAGACTTGTCATTCTGTGGGAAACAATTGATTCCAACAGATGATTTGAGCCTGTCAAAGTAGATGATAGGCATTCCTCTTGAGATATATGCAGTATAGCTTGCAGTTGCTCCAAGAGAGTCTGTGAGAGTGATTTCAACTGTCCATGCATAGTTGTTATCAAGATTGACCACTGATGTGACATTGTCCTGCACTGTGCCTGTGACAGTTGCAGACGAATCACCCTCTTTTGTGCCTGCATATGTGATTGTGATCTGATTGTTGCCATTGATTGATGAAAACCTTGCATCAACAGTCAAATCTGTCTCTGTATAGAAATTATCCTGCCTCTGGAGTGTGACAATTGCTGATGGAGTTGTCCAATCGAGCATGGAGAGAGTCACACTCTTTGAGGCAGTCAATCCTCTTGAATCTGTGACAGTAAAAACTGCCTCAATATCCTGTCCAGAATCAATGACTCCACCTTGCCCTGTGGCATTATTTCCGCTCACTGTGAGGCTTGTTGATGTTCCATTGACTAAAACACTGCAAGAACTGATTGTTGCCCCATTTAAGGCAGTCAGACCGCTTGCAGTATAGCTTGGAGTTGACTTGTTCTGGACAATGTCTTGATTGTTTCCTGTGAGAGCAACTGTCTGAGAGTTTGTGTCCTCATAGGCAACTGTGCCTATACTTGGAGCACAAACATTTGCATTGACAGAATATGTGCCACCTGTCTTGGTGCTGATATTTGTGCCATATGTAACTCTAACTTTATATATTCCACTCTTTGAATTTGGAATGGATGCATAAAGCTTTGTCACAATGGCATCAATTATCCATCCACTGATGGATGTGCCACTCACTGTGTCAGTCTGGATGACACTGTTATCTGCTCCAAGCATAGACACCTGCACTGTCCTGTTGAGTGGATTGTAGAGTCCAATTGTGACCTTTTCACCAATTGTGAAATTTGGCATTGCATTTGCATATGGATATGCAAATGTGGTCACAGACAGAGCAGATGAGGTTGATGTCATCTGATTGTCTTTTCTTCTGACTCTTGTTTGAATTTGATAGGTTGTGTTTGCTGAAAGACCGCTTATGGTATATTGACCATTTGAGCCATCTGCAACATCAATTCCTGTCCATGATGAGCCATTGTTTGTTGAATACCAAATATAATCAATGACTGTATTTGCAGACCATGTGATTGTGAAAGTGGTCTCTGTTCTGGCAGAGAGATTCTGATTGACTGTGGCATATCTTTGAATTGGAGTGAGTGTCATTGACCCTGTTCCAGAAATTGTGCCAAGCTGAGTGCCACCCCAATTGATGCCAAGTTGACAACTGCCACCAAATGAGAGGGTCTTTGTTCCATCTGCATTGTGAGGAATGACTTGTGTGCCACTGAGGAGAGTTTTGTTTCCAGAGCCTCCAATTGTTCCAGAGCCACTTGTTGTCACTCCATTAATGGTGACAGACCATGTCTTTGTTGCACTTGATACAACATTAGATGGTCTCACAAGAGTCAACACATAACTGACAGTGGTTGTGTTGTTTTGAGGACTCTGAGACTGCTCTGTCACTGTCAATATGCAATATGGTCTTGTACCACTTTGACCAAATGTGATTGATGCCATGCTCTGTCCTCCTTATGTTTTTGCAGAAACAAGTCCAATTCCCTCATTGACCACTTGCCCATTTTGAGTGATCTGAATTGGAATGAATCTGAGTTGATTGCAAAGTGTGATTTCCTCCTCAACCACACTCTTTTTCATGTGGAACTCATCACCATTGACCCAATAGATTTGATTGCCATTGCGGTCATATCCTGCAAAGCCAACCTCATCATTAATGACAACATATGAGCCATCAAGACCATACATCTTGAGACCATCCTTGTTCATCTGTCCAACAAGGTTATTTGCATTATCATACACCTCTAATTGACCACTTGCATTGAGATGTGAGCCAAGTTTGAGTGTTCCACCTTTTATCATGTCAGCAACCAAATTGATGACATTGATTGCCTGCATATTTAAAGTGCCATCAATAGTCCATGCACTTGTGAATGTGCCATTGATTCCTGTCTGAGAAAATCCAATGCCTGCACTGTTGACTCTGGCAACATTGACTGCACTTTCCTTTGGCAGTCTGTCCAAGACAAGAATTTGGTTTCCATCATAAATGACATAGGAATCCCCCATTGCACTCATAATCTCATCCTGTGCTTGTTGCAATTGCTCCTGCAAGGATGCAGAGGCATTCTGGAACTGCTCATTGACAGTCTTGTCAACTGATGCAGTGATATTTCCAACAAGTCCAGAGAGAGTCTGTTTGAAATTGCCAAACTCAATCTCTGTGTACTGCTCCAAAATGCAATCATAGTCATATCCAATCACATTGGTCATCAGATTGACTCCAAGCCTCTCATCAATGACCTCAACAGTGTCACCAATGTCAGTGATTTTCTCAAGATTGGCTTTAAGAGTGTAATTCACTTGAGGCACACAATTTGCCTCGACATATTCAATTGCCTGCATCATCAAATCATCAATCAAGGCTTGTTGATAGGCTTGTGTGGTCGCATAATCCTCTTGATTAATGTCATTTTGCTGAAATGAGACTGTCTTTGTATATGGCAGAGCATATTGGACAGAACTTGTCACATAAATGCTTGCAGATGAGTCCAGAGCATTGAGGAGCAGTCCATCCTTGCCAACAGGCAAAAGCTGAGTCACAACATTATCCCAATTCTCTTGGCAAGTGATGTCCTTGAGATTCTTTTTGTATTGAACTGTGACACCATTGTCCTGTCCTATGGATGTTCTAATGGCAATATTAAAATTATCTCTTACAAGATGACCACCCCACCGCTCAATAACAGTCTGAATTGCCTCATAGAGAGATTTTCTCACACATCTGAATGAATTGACTGTGGCAATGTCAGAAATGGTTGTGAACTCACTCTGTGGCTCTGTGGCACTGTTCAAATGGTCAAGAGCATCATTGCAGGCTTTATCAACAACATAAGAATCTGCAATGAGATAATTTTTTGAGTCATAGAATACATGATAGGCTTTTGTTGCCAGCTTGCTTTTTGTTTTTGTGACATTGCCAACTCTGAATGCCTGCTCTCCTTGTGGAGTAGGAGCAACAATAATGTTGCCCTCCACAAGATAATCAATTGCATCAAGACCTGTTTCCAAATTCAAATAATAGTCACCATTGTCTTTTTTATGGACTTTAGCCTTGAGAGGTTGTATGACTGCATCACCATTGTATAAAAAGCTTTTATCTGTTTGACCAAATATCTTTATCATAATTTTATCATCCTTTTTTAATAAAAGGGAAAAACAGAAACTTATGCCCTTAGTCTGTTTTATTGCACTGTTGTTCCATCAAATAGATAACAATTATCATATATAACAGGACTAGCAGTGTCTTTTGTTGGAGATGTATGGAAAATGCATCCATTAAAGAAAACTGTATCATTTCCAATTGTTTCGATTGTAGGATAACCACCTATTAAACAATCTGAAAATTGGATTCCTTTGGAACTTTCAACATATATCTTTCCATACCATATTTGACAACCTGTGAAAATAAAACCATTATCTGTATCAATAACTTTAATACCATAACCATTTCCCAATGTCTCTGGATGATTCATATTGTCAATATGATTAAATGTGCAACCCACAACAGAACCATGAGCATTATTTACCTTGTTTCGAGATGAATTGTCAATTAGAAATCCAATCACACCATGAAAAGTACAGCCAATGAACACATTGTTGCCACCATTGTTTATGCAAGCATAATAACATTGGAAAGTAACAATATTAGTAAATTTACAATATTCTGTCCAATAATCGAGATTTATTCCTGCTTTACATCTTGTAATATAACAATTACTAACAATTAATCCCTCTTGCATTCCTCCACCTGCATTATGTCCATAAATGCCACTGTCGAGATTTTCAAACCAACATCCTGTTATTTGACAACATTTTGTGGTAGATGGTGTGATGCCTGTGTCTTGTCCATCACGATTACCAATAAATATTATGCCCTTTCTGCCACCGATATTTCCATTTGATATATCTCCTTGAGCATAACCTCCACTGAATCTAATATTTTTAATGGTACTATATTCTTTTAATCTGCAAATATATCCAGATGTTACACTACCAAGCAATCTGATGATAGTATCTTTACCACATCCCTCAAGTGTAGCACCCTCTGGAATGTCAATATTTCCACTCACATAATAGATACCAGATGCAAGATGACAATACCCTGTACTATTTAACATTGACATGATTGCTCCTGTCATGTCTGTTTTGCCTGTTTCATCAGATGTATCTATATCTATTGGTTGCAACCATCCATTGCTATCTGTTGTAATAGTGGGAATTGTTGTAATTTCATAAGTATTATTATAGGTATCTCTGTTCACTTCTTGAGTAATAGTGACAGTATCTCCTGCAACTGCTTTCCAAGATGTCCAATCTTGAGCAGTTCGCTTGTTACGATATTTGATTGAATCATCTGCATTATATGGATATGCAATTTGCATTATTAAATTAGAATTTGTAACAATAGTTTGTAACCATCCAGAAGATAATGGAAAGTCTGGAATATTCGGATTTCCTTGATAAGCACTAACAAAATAAATACTATCTTTTGTAATATTGTCACAAGATGCAAACTGTCCGTTTCCTGCTCCCCCATAATTCTTAATAGTATTCTCATCAACTGCTTTCCAAGATGTCCAACCTTGAGCAATTCGCTTGTTACGATATTTGATTGAATCATCTGCATTATATGGATATGCAATTTGCATTTTTAAATTAGAATTAGTAACAAAAGTTTGTAACCATCCAGAAGAAAATGGAAAGTCTGGAATATTCGGATTTCCTTGATTAGCACTAACAAAATAAATACTATTATTTGTAATATTGTCACAAGATGCAAACTGTCCGTTTCCTGCTCCCCCATAATCCAAAAAAGTCTTATTTATTTGACCTCGAATTGCATTTCCCAATGTGTTATATGTTATACCATCAGCACCAATTCTTGCATTCTCAATCTCAGCTACACTTGGGGCTTCTCCACTTGGAGCAATAATTTCGTCAATTTGAGCTTGCAAATTTGCATCAGCAATCATTCTGGCAGATAACTCTGTAGTATCTGCACTTTCTCTTGTTGATGCCTCAGATGCAAGTGCAGTTTTATCTGCCTTTGTAGAATCAAGAACTGCATCTGCATTTTCTCTGGCATCTGCCTCCTCAGAAATAAGTCTTTCAAGAGTTGCATCTGCCTGTTGTCTCAATGTTTCCTCTGCATCCACTGCCTCACTGATTGCAGACTCCATCTGAGCCTCAGTGACATCTCCTGTCTCACCTTTTTCACCTTTCAACATCACAATTTTTACTTTTTCTATTTCCCTTGGATCTTGAATGCTCATAATTCTATCCTCCTCAACCTGTGACATCCTGCTCTATTTCAAGAACACCTTTCATGATGGTGAAAACATCCGAATTGAGACCAACTTGCAGGTCATAAAAGTATTTGCCTGCCTCAATGCTTGCAGTGTCCTCTGGAGCAACTCTGACTGTGTACTGTCCTGCATCCATTCTTGTGATGCCTGCACCGATTGCCTTTTTAAACACATTAATTTCATTAGCAGGATTTTTTTTACAAGTAAAAAATGCAGTTTCAATGTCAAGTGGAGTGTCCTCTTGATCTAATATCTCAACACCAAATGAAAGAGTGTCACCTTTTGTCATTGTGATATTCTTATTTTCCATTTTAAAATTTGACCTTGTCATCATAACCACCTCGCAAAATTCTCAACCTCAATCTGAGTCACATTTCCTGTCCATGAGACTGTGTTTGTACCAATATTGAACACTAGATTGCTATAATCACCAACAACAAAACGATTCATCAAAGTTTCACCTTGATATGCATTCATGCTTGCAGAATCAATGGTGATATACTCTGCATCACCTATGTCAATGGTGAAAAGCTGAATGCCATTGACACTCAAGTCTACTGTTCCAGAGCCATAGATTGTGATTGTAGGTCTTGAGACTGTGTTTCCTCTGTTTATGATAGAAAAACTGTCCACATTATCATCCATCATGCTCAAATTGAGTGTGAAATTCATTGCAGTGCCACTTGTGATGTAAAACCACACATAATTGAATGTCTTTGAGGCAGAAAGAGTTGCAGAAAGTGAGGTCTCTCCATCATTCTCAAGAGCAAGATATGTGCCTCCAAAGGAATCTGCATTGCTTGGAACACTGCCAACCACACGAATTGAGCAGGCACTCTCTCCTGTGCCATTTGTAATGGCTTGCAGAGTGTAATTTCCTGCTGAAAGTGCCATTGCATTGATTGGCACATAAAACTCTGTTGCACTTGTTGCAGTGCCTTGGAGTGAAATCAACCCATTTTGTGCAGTGATTGTGACTCCATTTTGAGTGTCTGAATACTCTTTGACTGCAAGAGCATTGTTTGAGAAAGAAAATGCATCATCCACCGCTGAATATTTGAATGGTTGCACATGAAAAGTCACTGTTGCAGTCTTAAATCTGAGCAATCTTTCAAAGTCTATTTGCTCAATAATCTCATAATTATAATATTTGTCTGGCTCATTGGAAAAAATCACAGTTCCCTGTGAATCAAAGAACTGAATAACCTCATCCACATCATAATCACCAAAAAGACCAATGGACATCTGCTTGTTATAAGCTGAATATCCCAATTTGGTCACAATGTCACCATCCCTGCCATCAATCTCCTCAACACTTGTTCTCATAAGAGGTTTAGAGATTGGAGGCAAGGATTGAATCAATAATCCTTGAATTGTGGTGCTCTTGACACCATTTAGGATGACATAATTCATGCCTCCACCTCCTTATGTGTAGACAAGCCTTGTGACAGTCTTGTCAATAAATCTGCCCATTTCCTCATCATCCATCTCAATTTTGACTTGATAGAGTGCCTCTTTGAAAGCTGAGACCATTGCATCAAAATTGCCATTCTGAGAGCCTGTGACACCTGCTCCTGCAATTCCTGTTGGCAGTGAATTGTTGATGTCCTGTGTGACAGTTTTCATCTCATTCACAAAGCCAACATCAAGACCCTGTGCCATGTAATTTCCTATCTCTGCCCAAACCTTTGATGGTGATGCAATTTTCATCTTGCTTTTTGCAGATGAAACAATCCTCTCCATCATGGCATTGACTTCTCTTTTGATAGAACCCTCTTGACCAAGGAATCCACTCTTGACACCACTTGCAAAGTTGGCACCAATTGAATTGAATGATTTATTGAATCCATTCAAAGTGTTCACCATTGTCTGTGCAAGAGTCCTTGATGTGCCTGCAAGAGCACTGTTTCCACTTGCAAATCCACTGTTTAATTGACTAACAAGTTGAGCACCTATTGAGTAGAACTGACTTGATAGGCTCTGGAATGTAGTCACAAGAGTGTTTGCAATTGACCTTGCAGTTGCAATGAGTGTTTCCCTTGTGGATGCCATTCCAGAATTAATGCTTGTCACAATTTGTCTGCCCACTTGCACAAATCTTGCATTGGCATTGGTAAAAACAGAAATAATGCTTGTGATGATCTGATTCACAAGAGTGTCGATTGTCTGTTTTGTTTGATTGATGCCCTGCACAATCATTTTTGTGATATTTGAGCCAATTGCAGTGAACTGTTTTTGGCTTGCATTGAATGTTTTCACAATATCACTAGCAAGCTTTTGAGCAGTCTTTGTGAGTGATGGTGAACTGCCATCCATCCCCTTGGCAAGAGTCTTGATGGTGTCATCACCCTCTTTTTTCATCTGTGCATTGACATTGTTCATCTCATCTGAGAATCCCTCTCCAATGCCTTCTGCCAAAAATCCACCAACCTGCTCTTTCATGACTGTGGATGGTGATGAAATGCCAAAGAATCCCTTGATACCATCAAGGATTCCCTGTCCAAATCCTCTGATTTTCTCCAGAATCCACTCTCCTGCATTGCTGATGCCCTCCCACAGACCTTGGACAAGTTGCAATCCTGTCTCTGCCATCTGTGGAACTGCCTCAACTATGCCTGTGACAATTGCAGTGATAATCTGTGGCAATGCTTGAACAATTCCCATGATAATTGCAGGCATATTTTGAACAAGAGCAACAAGCAACTGCACTCCTGCACCAATTATTGCAGGTAAATTCTGCATGAGACCATTGATGAGTCCTGTGATGAGTGTTGGCAGTGCTTGAACAATGCCATTGATGATTGTTGGCATATTTTGAACAAGAGCAGTCAAAAGCTGAACTCCTGCATTGATAATCTCTGGCAACATTCCAAGCAATGAATTGACAATGCTTGTGATGATTGTTGGCAATTGAGCCACAAGTTGCGGAATTGCTCCAATAATGCCATCAGTGAGAGCCATTAAAAGACCAAGACCTGCCTCAATAATGAGAGGCAAATTCTCTGTGATAGCAGTCACAATGCCTGTGATGACTTCTGGCAACATTCCCATCAGTTGAGGGATTGCATCTGTAATTCCTTGAATCAATCCAACAATGATCTGAATGCCTGCCTCAATAATTTGAGGCAATAATGAAATCAATGATGAGACAATTTGTGGAATCAACTGACTCACTACATTCACCACATCTGGCAACACTGAAAGAATCGTTGAAATTGCTCCACTGACTGCATTCATGATGACAGGAATATTCTGTTGAATAATTGGAACAACTGCCTTGATAAGTTGAGGCAACATTGTCTGGATTGCCTCAGACATTCCTGTGATGACTGTTGAGATTCTTGGAATAAGTGTGCCAAGGACACCACCTTTTCCATCCTCAGTGATAAGTGTTCCAACAAAATTTTTTGCAAGTGTGCTGAAATCTGCATTTTCATCTGCCATGCCTGTCAACATATTCTGCCAAGCTGATTTCATTGAGTTTGTTGAACCCTCAATGGTTGAACTAGCCTCTTTTGAGGTTGTTCCCATGATGCCCATGTTCTTTTGAACAACAGAAATTGCATTTGCAACATTGGCAAATGACATATCATTTGCATCAATTGTGAATCCAAGTTCTTTCTGGACATCAGTCATTTTTGAGGCATCTGCAATGAGTCTTTGCATTTCCTCTTTTGTGCCACCATAACCAAGTTTGAGGTTGTCAAGCATGGTATAATTGCCCTTTGCAAAGCCTTGATATGTGTATTGAATAGAGGCAATGTCAGTGCCAAATGTATTGGCATTGTCAGACATATCTCTGATTGCTCTGTCTGCAATTTCAGTTGCTTTGGCAGTGTCTCCATCTAAAGATTGAATCAGTGATGCTGAAAAACCTGTGACAGTCTCCATATATTCATTTGCACTCATTCCTGCACTTGAAAATGCCTTGTTTGCATTATCCATGACAGTCTGTGCCATATCATCACCGAAAATCTTTTTGACACCGCCCTCTAACTGCTCAAACTCTGCATATCCATCAATTGCCTGCTTTCCAACATCAACAAAGGATGCTCCAAGTTGCTTGAGACCACTGATGGCACTTGTGATTGCCTGTGATGCCAAATTTGCAAGGACACCTTTCATGACAGTGAATCCCTCAGAGGCTTTCTCTGTCTTTTGACCCATATCCTCAATTGCCTGTGATGTCTGATTGATTGTGGTCTCTGCATTTGCAGTCTGGATTCTCATTTGATTGACTGCTTTGCCCTGTGCCTCATATGCTTTCTCACTTTTTGTGACTTCTTGAGACAAATCAGTGACCACTTTCTGTTGCTCTTGATATTCCTTTGAGGATGTGCCAAGAGTCCTGCCTATTTCATCAAGTTTTTGTTTTTCCTTGTCATACTCTGCAACTAACTGCTGATGTTTCTGCCCTGTTTTCTGATATTCTGCGGTCATTTCTGCAAGTTGACCCTTTAAGGTTGAAAGAGCAGACTTTTGTTGTTCCAGAGAGGACTTTAAATCCTTTGAGGCATTGGCAAGGTCTTTTGTTGACTTGTCACCTGCATCAAATGAGGTGGATGTGGCTTTCATTTCCGCTGAGACCACTTTCAATTGTTGCGTGATTTGTGACAATGCCTTTTTATACTCAGATTCACCTGTCAGCTTGACAGAGCCACCGAAACCTGCCATTTTTTCACCTCCTTAAAACCATTCTTCATCTTGCTGAGACTTGAGATGTGCCTCATGATAGGTCATATTGCCTTGTGTGAGTCTCATTTCAAAATCCCAATTATCTTTGTAATGTCCATAAAGCTTGTTGAACATTTTTATTGTCAATCTCCCTGTCTCTTTAAAGGAAAGACCAAGTTTTGCCTTTCCAATGAAATAAAGCCAAGAAAAGTCAATGACAGGCTCATACTCATCTTGGATTACTCGTTTTTTTCTTCATTCTTTGAACTTTCAATGACAGTCCGATTCATCTCAGCAGTGACATTGGCAAGACCAACCTCTGTGATGATTCTGCCAACCTGCTTTTTTGTGAGTGGCTTTATATCTGTGCCATTTTCCTCATTGTCAATGTCAATTCCCTCATTGAGCATTTCAGTGATGCCAAAGATGACTGCCTTTGCATCTGGCTCACCACTGAATTTGGCTTTTTCCTCATCAGATAAATCATCCCAAGGGATTTCATGCTTTTGCTTTTCATATTCTCTTTTGGCATACTCTGTGCCATCAGTCAGTTCACCCCAAACATCAATAGAGCCATATTCCTCTTGGATGGTCTCCATGACATTTAGGTTGAAAACTAGCTTGTATGACTGACCTTTATATTGGATTTCCCCATTAAAATCTTTCATCTCATTTCCCTCCAATATGAAAGGAGCGGACTAAATGTTCCGCTCCCTTAATCAATTATTCAATTATTCCCCCTCAGTCTCATAGACTGCATAGAGAGTCACATCACCTGTCACCTTGTAGTTGCCTGTGATGTCTGGGATTGTTGCGGTTGATGATGTATCCCAACCAATGAAAACCTCACCCTCTGGAGGAGTGATTCCTGTTCCATCAGAGACAGTGATTGTTGCTCCAACATAAGTGCTCACAGATGCAACTGTTCCAGAGCCACCATTGACATTGTATGTAACAGTTGCAGGAGTTGATGCTCCAAAGAAACTGTTCAAATATGCCTGTGCCTCTGCCATTGTGTTAAAAGTCTTGCTTGCAGACCATCTGCCATCAGCAAGTGCAGAAACCTGCCCCTCAATCTCTGATGTGCCAAATTCAAGAGTCTCACCCTTTGTGTCATTCTCCTGTGATGGCTCTGCAAATTTAACTTTTCTTAAAAACTCCACCTTGTACTTGTAGACTCCACCAACCATCTTTGTGATGATTCTGCCAAGACCTACATATGGAGCAAAGTCAGTTGCATTTCTCTCAATCTCACCATCTGTGATGGTATGACCAAGTAAAATTGCAAGCATTTCATCATTTTCATCATCAATGCCAAGAGTCACTGTGCCACTCTGGAATGATGTGTCTGACTCTGCAAGCGAATCATCTGCATAAAGACTTGCATCATTGTTTGTGATGTCAACTTGGCAAGAGATAGCCTTTGCAGGTTTCTGTGCAACACCATATGTTGCAGTTCCATCCTCCTGCTCTGTCAAAATACCGAACAAGAAATTTTTCAATCCGATTTTTGCCATTTCAGTTTTCCTCCTTAAAAATTGCAAAATTTAAGGTCTTATGATAATAACCTGTGTCAGTCTCAAAGAAATCTTGAGATGATCTGCTTGGTTGCCACACAAAACCATTGTTTTCTAGTACATCCTTTAAACTCTCAATAATGTTCAAAAAGTTGCCTGTGGAATAGACATCAAAATCATAATAATCAACATATCCAATCAACTCATCATCCCCACTGAGGGAATTGTTTGCATCCTGTTGCATATATGTGATATATGGCTCACCATGCCCCTCATAAAACATGAATGAGACAGGAATCACCACTCCATCCACTGTGAAATTTGCAAGGATTGATTCAATTAATTCATTCATTCCAATAATCCTCCACTTGCTTTCCTCTGTGCTTTGAGCATTGCTTGCTCAATATCACCTTTCTTGAAAGACTTTCTCATGAAAGGTTGCTTTGGAAATGGTGCGTTGCTCCTGCCATATTCAAACACATTTGCAACCAATGGAGCAGGCACAGTCTTTCCATCCTCATTCTGAAAATAACCATAAAAACCAACCTTTGTGTTGATGCCATCATCAGATGGTGTTTTATAGGTTTTTGTTATTCTCAGACAATCCATCATCTTTGAATTGCGGATGGCTTTTGGAACATTTGCTCTGATATTACTATTCACAACCTCTGCTCCTGCCTTGGTCATTTCACCAAAAATTTTCTCTGCATTCTTATCAATCTTTTGAAAATCCTTGATGATTTCAGTTGGCAACTGCATCTCAAACTTTGCCATCAGTGTGTGACCTCCTTGGCTTGGATTTCAAGTTCTACATTCATCTCATCCACATTGTTGATATATTGAATGGTGTAAACCTTGCCATTGAACTCAATCTCCATGTCTCGATTGATAACAGTCTGACTTGGAAATCTGATTGTGAAATTAGTGAATGCTTTCTCAAAATCTGTGTTGTTCTTGATGAGAGTCATGCCTCTAGTAGTTTTTACATGGGCATATGGTTGCAACACAAGGACTCTCTGCTTGGACTGAAACCCTGCGGAATCCTTGACCACTGTTGTTTGATATATGCTGATTCTTTTGTTGTACTTTCCTGCATTAATCATAATAAATTCACCGAATGCAGACCCAAGATGGATTCAACCACTCTGTTGACATTGTTTGAGTCAACATAAAGTGCTCGATTATCCCACATATCTTGGCACAGTATAAAGACAACTATGATGAAATCTTGGATATTATCCAAATCCTCCTCTGTCCTGCCTGTGTACTGCATGATATATGACTTGGCAACTGTCAAAAGTGTATTGAGAGTGTTTGTGTCATCTGTTGTCACTTCACTGATTCTCAAATAATCTGCAACATCTTGAGCAGTGATTTGACTAACTGCTGAAATCTGATTCATAATGTTTCCCCCCTTTTCTGAGGAGTTTGCCTAAACAACATCATGGATTTTATTCTCCTGTCTGTGATTCAGACTGAGACTCTGACTCTGATTCTGATTCTGACTCAGATGTGTCTGTGCTTGTTGACTCAGACTCTGGACTTGCTGAATCCACCCAAACTGCATGGAGAGTCACATTTTCTGTTGGTGTGTATGGACTTGACACATCTGGCTCTGTTGCAGTTGCCTCTGTTGCCCATCCTGCAAACTCCTTGCCCTCTGGAGCAGTGAGTCCTGTGCCATCAGAAAGATTGATTGAATTGCCTGCAATGACAGTCTGTGCATCAAGTGTGCCTGTGCCACCATTTGCATCATATGTCACAGTCAAAGTGCCAACATTGACTGTTGCAGATGCATATGTGCTCACATCATAAGAACCATTGGCAGTGATTGAAATTGTTCCTGTTGGAGTCACTTGAGTGTATGCCTCTGCTAATCCATCAGAAATCAACTGATTGCCAATTGAATCAGACACAGTTGCAATTGCTCCACAGGCAATTGATGTCAGTTCACCTGTTGAACTGTCACGCATTGTAAATGGAATTAATGCTTTGATATTCATTTTCTTTTTCCTCCTCTTGGAGATCTAGGTTTTTTCTCTGTCACTTTTTGAGGAGGAGTTTCACCTGCCTCCTCAATATATCCTGCCTTTAGTAAATCATTAGCAAGGGAGATGTCAGAGATTTCCCTCACATCTCCCTTTGCCATAGAGACAAGACCTGTGAAAGAGATTAATGCTTTATACATCATCTCTCATCACTCCTTTAATTTGATGCCATTTTAAGAACTGCCATCATCTGAGCATTTTCAACCTTTGAATCAAATTCAAACCAACCAATGACACCATCTGCGTGTTCATCTGCATATCTCTCTCTGAGAACTTGGATGTTGATGTTCTCTGAGAACTTGGTTGCAAGACCCTTGAAATCACCATAATAGATGACTCCTGCACCTGCACCGATTTCTGGCATATTGTCAGAAACATAGACAGGCTTTCCAAGGAGAGATGTTCCAAATGGGAGTGAAATATCATCCTGTAACATATATCTGCCCATGTCATCCTTTAAGAGTCTGAGAGCAGTTCTTGTTGCAGGTGACATGATCCACATTGCATTTGTCTGGAATCTGTCCTTGACTGCATCATGTAACTTGATGACCTCATCAGCAGTGATTGCATTTGTAGCACTTGCAGTCACAACATTTGTCAAAGTAGAAAGACCAAGAACCTTTGCAGTTGTTGGTGGCACTGCATCTGGATTTGCAGGTGTTCCAACAAGCAACTCATGCTCAATGAAACGTGCAATGTGCTCTGCCATTAAATCAACCACATGATCAACAATGTTGAACTGTGAGTTGTGAATGAGTGAGCGAGAAACCTTTGCAAGTGCTCCTGCAAGATAGCCTGTCAATGTCACATTGCTTTTGAACTGACCAACTGATGATGCAATCTGTGTGAACTCTGTCTGATAGCCAACATTGATTGCAGTCTTAGACTCATCATAGTATGGAATTGTGAGTGTTCCCTTGATGTTGTACTTGCTTGACTTCTCAAGGATTGGGCAAATGTCATAGACTCTGCGGATAATCTTATCAGCAATTGTCTGTGGAACAACTGCACCATTGTCCTCAATTGTAAGATTGGTGTCTCGTGTGTTCATGAGAGTATTGCGGATATATGCCTCAAATGCCTGTCTCTCCTGCTCCTCAATTGCTCTCTTTTCCTTGCACTCTCTGTCTGCCTTTACATCCACACTAACATCCTCCTTTGGCTCTGGATCTGGCTTTTTCTCAGAGTCACCCATCTCTCTGAAATCATCATCAAGCTTTAGAAACTCCTTAATCTTGCGGACATCATCTCTGATTTCTGCAAGTTCCTGCATCTCATCTGGAGTCAGTTCTCTCTTTTCTGCCTTGGCAGTATTCACAACTGTCTCTGCTCTTGTGATAAGGTCATTTCTCTTTTCCTCTTTTTCTTTTCTTTCTGCATCTGTTAAAAACTTTGACATGGCTTTTCCTCCTTAATTTTTCATGTCTCTGATGAGTGCATCTGCCTCATCATAGTTGATATTTTTCTCCTCAACAGTTTCCTGTTGTTTAGGCACATCATCTGTTTCCTCTGGCAATTCCCTCAGATGAATTTCATCTGAAAAAGTATCACCAAAGAAAATGGAACTCTCCTCAGACCTAACTGCCACAAGTGTTCCATCATAGGCAGGTGTCATTCTATTATCGAGAATTGAGACCTCATCCAAGACCATGTCTTTGACATCTCTGAGAGGAAATCCATCCTCATCCCTTTTGTTCTCAACTCCATCTTTGACATCATAGAAACCAAATGACCATCCAACAAGGTCTCCATTCCTTGCCTTTTGTGCAACCTCTGCATCATGGATTTTTGCCCTTGCATGGAGACCAATGTTGTCCTCATTCAATTCAAGAGTTTTGTCTCTTGTGCAGGCAAGGACTCTGTTCTCATCATGATTGAGCAAAAGTTTGACATTGTCTGCCCTGCCAAGTGCTCTCTTGAAAGCACCTTTGCAAATCCGCTCAATAAATTGACCCATTCTGGACATCAGAGGTTTAGATTTTCGCTCAACTGCGTTGACATACCCCTCTATCTCAACACAGTCACCTTGCACTCTAATTTGCATCTTTCCACCTCCTAATTACCACCAACCTTGCTCCAATCAGAGCCGTCAAAATAATAAACATCATTAGTGTCTAACTCATGGAATTTTGAATTGACTCCAATATTCTCTGTTGGCTTTGTGTCAGTGCTTTTTCCCTCAAGTTCAACATAACTTGAGTTGTGAACTAAACTATTTGTAATCATTTTTTCACCTCCTATGCATCTGATGAGTTTCCAGACTCATCAAATTCCTTTGCCAACTCATGTCCTATGAGCATATCTTGTGTTTTTTTCAACTCTGCCTCTTTCTGCTCCTCTGACTCATTTGAGCCACCATCACCAATATCACCAATTGTGTCTGTGTTTGGTGTGTAATAAATGTGTTTATTGGTGTCATATAAAACTGCTCCAAGTCCTACATTGACAACATCAAGACCCTCAATGTATTGCATATTTTCTCTCCTGCGAATCTCATTGAGTGTCATGAATCCTGTTTCCTTTGCAAGCTTGTATGCCTCATATCTCTCCTTGATTGAAACTCTGACAATCTCCTTAACATCAAATTCAAAGAAATGATTTTTCTTTTCTTTTTCAAGGAGCAGGTCTCTATTGAGAGCAGTCTCAAAGGCTTTGACAATTGGATAAATTGCCTCTTTGAATGTCCTCTCAAAATCATCTGGATAGATATGAAATAGTGAATTGATTTCATCCTGCAATGTTTTCTTGGACTCATTCAGTTGTGTCTCCACTGCTGAATTGCTTGCCTCTTGAAACTCTAGTCCATTATTTAAGACCACCACATTTTCATTGTTGTTGGCATAGAGATTTGCCCAAGCCTTTTTCAAGGTGTTGATTTCATCCTGTGCCAATTTTCGTTGAGATTTGAGGAATCCTCTTTTATTTCCTCCTGTTGAGACCATGCCCAATTGATAGAGCAGTGTTTGATATGCAGTCTCAAGTGCCTTGGACACCTCAACTGTCAGACCAACTCCACTTGCACCATCCTTGGTGTTTCTCAAAAGCTTGATAAACTGCCAAGGCTTATATGTGCCATACTCTTTTTCTTTGCCTCTTTCAAAGCCACCAACAAAAATCTCATATTGTTTGAAAATAGGCTCATAGACTTTCATGATTGTGATATATCTATCCTCAACATAAAAAAGTCCTGTCACATCATTCCTGTTTCTGCGTATGTAGCAATAACCACCTTTGCCAAGCAAAAAATCTGTGACCATTGCCTTTTTCATTTGGAATGCATCCAGAGTGTCACCTGTGTCTCCATTCAAAAGCCTGACTCTGTCATCCTTTTCAATCTCCTCAACCTTGCCATCCTTGTGTTTGTAAAGTTTGACAGGCATACAAGCAATTGAATTTGCAATGAAATCAACTGCTCCATTGACACATGGCAGTGTCATCACCTTTTCTCTTGTGATGGTTTCACCGTTCAAGAGTGCTTGCAGGAGCACATCATCAACAATGCTTGTATCTGGAGCAATCTGTTGACTTTCAGATGTTTCATCTCGTTTTTTTAGGAAATCAAACCATCCCATTGATTCTCTCCTTTCTTAAAATGTCTGAATCATGAAATCAGCTTGATTGAGGAAAACATCCTGTTCTAGCAGATAAACTGCATTTATCAAACTGACAACCATGTCCACCTTGCCTGTTGATTTTTTCTTGTGGACATAGGCATTTTTGTTTGTGTCATATGAACACTTTGCATTTTGAAAATTTATCTCAAGGAGTTTGTTTTCTGTGTATTGAAACTCATGAGACAATATTTTTTCCCTTAATAATTTAGTTGGTGGATGCAGGACTGATGAATGTTGTCTAATTTCAACCATGTTATATCCTGCCTTGCCATCTCTGCCCCTCTCAAGCTTTTGAGCAGTAGAAAGAGCATTCCATCTGTCATATCCAATAGCTTGAATTTGGACTCCATATCTCTCCTCAAGCTTGAAAATGAAATCCTCAACCACTGCATAGTCAATGACTTTGTCTCCACAGGCAATCAGCTTGCCTGTTTTGAGCATATCTCTATATCTGACCTTTTCAGAGGCTTGTTTCTCCTCAATTCTGCCATCTGGAATAAAGGCAAAGACCTCTGCAAGAATGTTGTTGTCATCATCCACAGTGACCATTGACACTGAGGTGTTGTCATTGGACTCAGATAGATCTAAACCAAGATAGACAACTCTGCCTCTCCACTCAATGTGAGCCACCTTGCACTCCTGCACCTCTTTGACATCAATATATGTCTCTGTTCCAGAGCCTTGATAAATGATGTTGCAGTGCTTGGTCACAAAATTTTCTCTTGCAGACTCAACTGCAATGGCATAGGCTCTTTTCTTTTTCAAGTCCTGCCATATCTCTGGAATCTCAAGTGCAACGGGATTTGACTGTTGCAAAATCAAATCATCTGTTTCCCATCCCTTTGTGTTGTCTGGCTCATAAAGGAGAGCAAATCTTGTTTCATCCTTTTCAATGCCATCAAGGACTTTCTTGGAATAGGCAACCTCATCCTCAAATGGATTGTCTATTGTGGGATATTTGGTTGAGATGATAAATCCTAACTTGTTGAGGATGTTCAACTGTCCAGACCTCATTGCATCAATGGCATAGCTTGTTGGCAGTGCTCCAACCTCATCTGCAATAAACACATTTGGCAATTTTCCATCCATCCTGCTTGTTGAATAGGACAGAGGAATATATTTGATTTGATTTGGGATAAACATGATATAATCCCTTAAAATCTTGAATCTCTTTTGGTCTTTCCACTCATACAAAAGAGGTGATGAGCGGATTATCTCTGAGATAGCCTCTCTCACTTCTCTTGACAGTGAGCCATCTGGAGCAACAGAATAAAACTTTGAGAATTGAGGCTCTGTCAAAAAAAGAATGATAAACAAGGTTGCAATTGTGAATGTTTTAAAATTTTTTCTGCAAATCTCAAGGAGTCCTGTTTCATATCTCCTCTTTTCCTCATTGTCTCTGTAAACTGTGCAGATAATTGCAGTGTAAAATAACCACTGATAACCTGTTGTGCAGTTATATAGTGATTGCCCTGCTTTCAAGCCTTTGGGCATATTCAAGATTTTGAGAATGTTTTCAACCTGCTTGACTTTGTTTTCATTGACAAAGTATTTTTTGTTTTTGCCCTCATAATCTTTCATGAAAACTCTCATCTGGAGTTTCACATATTTTGGAGTGGTCTTTTTCCTAACTGATTTTTTGCAATAGTCATATGCTTTATTGTTTACCATCCATATCACCACCATTGATGATGTCCATTAGTGGATCTATTTCATCATGAGACTCATTCACATCAAAACTCTTGAGGATTCTCAGCAGTGTTGCCACTGTTTTATTTGCAGAATCAGTTGTTCTGTTGAAATCACTCACCGCAGGATTGGAATATAAATTTTTTCTGCCTTTGACATACTCTTTTGTTACTTGGAGACCATCCTCCTCAATGGACTGTTTCAAACTCTCCAAAATCTGCAACTGCACTTGATACCTTTCAAATGTGGTCACAAAAAAATAGTTGGATTGGAGTCCAGACTCCTCTGCAAGTTTTAGAATTGCATCTGCTTGCTCCTTTAAATTCATTTTTTTCATATCGCACCCCCAAATTTTCATCTCATTCTGCGATTTGTGAAACCTCTCTCAACTTTTGCAATAAAAAAACACTGTTTTCACAGTGTTTGCCTTGGTTTTGTTATGTTTTGAGCCACTTTTCCAAAAAAATCATAGTAAATATTTATTTTTGTGACTGAAAGT